ACTATTTGAGTTTGATACTCCTGTAGATACTGTTACACTTGATACAGTTGTACCACCATTTTTAAAGTTGACAGTAGTTGCACCTGTTAATGTATCACTTCCAGAATTTACACTTAAGTTTGCAAGTACAGGGATGTATAACACTTCTTGTGTTTCTCTAAATATCTTTGTATTAGACATCAGTTTTGTTACACTTCCTTTATGTCTTGTAAGTGTTTGTGTTGTTGTACTATTTGATGAACTTGTTATATCAAACCCTTCTTCAAAATATCCTACACCATCAAAAGCCAAATAGATAGAACTTATTGCAGGTCTTGATGTTGACCCCTCTTTTGGTGTTGCCGTTGTTTGTACCCAGACATTTACACCATTACTACCAAACGTACCACTAAAACTGTATGCTATGTAATCTTTAATAAGTTCTCCTATCTCAAATATTACATAATTGTTATTTGCAACCTCGTTTTTTACAAGCTCGTAAGTTGTAGAAGGACTTGATTGAAAAGCACCACTATATATTGCGAGTGTTAGATTACAACTTGTTAAACCTGCTGAATTTTCTATTTTAAGATATACAGGACTGTTTATATTTATTTTTTCTATTGCCATTGTTAAGGATTAAAATTTCTTTCTACAAATGTTTCAAAATCATCTCCGTATGCTTCTTGTATTTGTCTAGGAAAATCTCTAAAGTATTTTCTAAAAGGTTCTGAAAAAAACAAAGTGGGTTTGATTCCTCTTGAAAATATTGATCTTGCTATCAAAAATGTTATAGATTTTCTAAATCCAACTGTTTTTATTGCTCTCCCTGTAAATCTACCTCTTGCATCACGAGGTGCTAGACCTTTCCTAACTACGAATCTATCTAATTTATTAGGAGGGGGCATTTTGTTTGTGTATTTGTATTCTCTACCTTGTGATCCATAATATTTTTTACCCAGACTTTCTCCACTCTTTGTACCCTTTACACCCAAATCTTGATATGTTCCATATTCCTCCATAAAGAACTCAATGACTGTTTGCACATCACTTGAGAATGTATTAAATCCAATACTGCTTTTTAGTTTACTATTATTGATAGGAACATTACTTTTCGCTTCCTCTACAACATTTCGTGCGAAATTTCTTAAAACAATATTTACTTTTTTCAAATCCATCAACAAATACTTATATCATTCTCTATTAGTATATCCATAGTTACTGCCCACCCTGCTAATCTGTTTTCAAACCTATCATAAAAAGGTTCACAAACAGGATTGCCCTCTAACTGATACTTAGATGTATATAATGATCCTCTTCGTAGTAAATGTATTATTTTGTTTACTACTGCAAGTTGTGTATTGAGTACATCCTGTTCGTTATCATTACCTACAAAAATATCTGTTGTTTCATCCTTGTATTCATTGACAACATCCATAGCCATCAATGTAATATTAAATACCAGAGCTTGTTCTTGTGCAGTAACTTCGTTTACAATTATATGTGCAAGAGGAAATATAGTCTGTTTAGATAAATCTATTTCTGTTATATCTCCAGTTGTTACTGTATTGACATTTGGATCAAGCAACAAATTTGTTTTGATTGTATCTGTTAGTTGGTAAAAACCTCTTATTCCCTGATTACTCATTTAAACTTTTTATTAATTTCTATTCTTTCTAATTCGTTTTTTTCTTTTATAAATGTTAAAGCAGTCAAACATTGATGAAAATTTAATTCAGTAATATTTTCGATGTGTCTAACATCTTCTTTAGCGAGTGCAAAAATTGATTGATACCAACCCCATTTTGCTGAGAAATTTCCGATTGATGTAACTGTGCTATCTCCTGTGGATTCAAATAATGTAGAATAGTTCTGCTCAACTCTTTCCCTAAATTGTAAAAAAAAACTATACTACTAAAACAAACATCCATCGGCATTTTCTTAATCAGCTCTGCACCATCAGGTTTGTAAACATCAATATTGTATTTGCCCTTAAATTTTTCTGTTACAGGTCTAAATAATACATTCATTGATCTGTGCATCTCTTGCCAGTCTTTCAAGTAAGTATCTAAATCTACATATTCCCCAAAAGTCATTTGATCTAAATTTGGTATGAACCCATATTCAATATTATCAATTTTAAAATGTTTTATCAGATCAGGTGTTTCTTGTTGAAAAACTTGCTCAAGTGTTTTACTAATATTTGTAATCTGGGACATTTTAAATTTATAAACATCTTGATACTCTACGTTACAAAATATTTCGATCATCTTACTACCTATTTCATATTCTGTTTTTGCTTCATCAATAGCTTTTAAATATTTTTGATATTGTTCTAAAGTGATTTCAGACAAATCTGTGGGAATAGTTAATTCAAGTCTCATATATATATATCGAAATTGAAGATTGATTTTTGACAAAAAAAAAGGAGGGCGATTAAACCCTCCTCAAACAACTAACTAAAAATTAAAAATCCTACTTCATCTTCTCGCTTGGTGGACCTTCTGGAAAGTCCTTACTTAATACAAAGTTAAAATAAATTTCTTTATCAACTTCTATATTCAATAACGGATGTAGATATTTTTTTTTCATTTATTGTGTTTTTTCAAAAGTTCGTATTTTTTCCCATCTGTTAAAATCAGAAAAATTATCAAAATTAGTTTTTACATAATGCTTACTGTTCATAATCAATACTTTATCTCTACTTACCTCTTTCATATTTTCTTTTATTTGCTGAACATCATCTTCATAAATTTCATAAAAGCAGTCTCTTTCACTTAATTTATATCTTATTTTTTTATACATATCTATAAATATATTTATGTAGCTATCATTTAAAACCTTTGTTTTACTATTATAATTTTTACTACGATCTTCTTTTAAATAATTCAATATATATTCTTTGCATAAAGTATTTAGCATTTTTAATTGAGTATTGCTTAAATGTATGTTTTCTTGATATTTCAATTTGTTTTGTTTTTAATTATACTCAAATATAGTCTTTTTTGAATAACTGACAAAATATAATAACTTTTTTTTATCTAATTGCATATTTACCCCTGTTGGGATTTTCTAATTGCATCATTAAAGCATATCGAGCTGCATCAATACAGTCAGGATGTATGCCTGTTGGTTTTTGGATATTGTTACCCTCTTTGTCTTTATCCCAGACATATCCTTGTAATTCTCTGATTAAATTCTTTGATCTTGATGTTACATATATTTCATTTTGGTTTATTAGGTTGATACCATAGATTACAGAATCCCTACCTTTTGTTACAGGAAATATCTTATGACCATAACTTCTAATCTCACTTATTGATTTAGGTTCTGCACTATCTGCATATATGTTTTCTAATATTTGTTTGTCTTTTAAAAAGTGGCTTATATCTCTATTCAACATACCTTTTCTGTAAAGCAATTCATCAAATATATAAGCATTGTTCCATTTGTATAGTCTAATGAATGTAGAAGGATCAACAGAATATCCAAAGTCAAGACCTGCACAAAGAAGTCTTGCATCGCTAGGTATATTGTCTATTGACTTCCAATCTGGAATACAAGCACCCTCTAAACTTCCTATCTCTCCAAGTCCATATACTTTCCACCAGTTTGCCCAGTATGTAGATGTCTTTGATTTTACTTTTGCTTTCTCTATTTCTTTTACAATCGTATCGGACAAGCTCTCATTGTCTTTGTAAGTAAGTGTAACAAAGTCTGTATCTTCTTGTCCTATCAATTCTTTATCTACCCAGAATAAATTTGTAGGATTGTAATCAAGCCATATATCTCCAGAAGTTCTAACTGCTAATTGTTGATAGCTTTCAAAGTCTATATTGTTGCACTCATTTAGGAATAAGTCTGTTCTCCTTGCACCTCTCAACTTGTCTGGTTGATCTGTAGAAAAAAACTCTATATAACTGCCTGTACTAAATTCGTATTTTAAGGTACTTCTATTGAACTTTCTCTCATCGTACCTATATGTACCCTTCATAATGTTTAAAAAGTCCTTTAAAGCACCTCTACGCAAGTGTGGGATGCTCTCTGCTACTATGCTTATTTCTTTGTATGGATTTTTGATTGCGTAGTCAATCAGGATCATAAGTATCGCAATGGTCTTACCGGCAGAACTACCACCTCTAATAATCTTGATTCTTTTGTCTAATTTTCGTAATCTTTTGACTGCCTGTGTTTGTGTAAACATCAATCAATAAATAATGGTACATCTTCGTTGATGTGTATGTCTTTTGTTTCTTTTGGTTTGCCGTACCTGTAACCCATATATAAATTCAAAGCTCTCATATCTCCTTTGTCTATTAATACCTTGAGCTTCTTTATAACTTCTTCATTATTAATTATGAGATCAAGTTTTTCTATAAGGTCTTTTTCTTGTGCCTTTGGTTTTCTACCTGCTCTGCCTTTTGTAGAGTGTCCACCATTGTTTTTTCTACCATCCATAGAATTAATAAAATATTAATTAATTAATCTTTTGTATATCTATATATCGTAAAATTTAATTAATTTTTAAAACAATTTGATTTGTTGCTTTAAATCTCTTGAATCAAAAATATGTTTACCTATTAAAGGATTGACTAAATTTCTCAATACTTGTATTTTATTACTAATTTTTGTTTTACTTATGTTAAAGCCATAAACAGTTCTTGATCCAACAATGTCATTATGTGTTTGATTTTTTTTCAAATTGATTTCAGGTATAAAAAAATTTGACCAAAAATAATGTTTATTAATAATTGATGTAGGTCTGATTAAAGGTTTGTAGTAAGGTCTTACATTTTCAACCAACCATTTCTGTCCTAGAGGTGAAAAGTTTTGCAATAAAATTATCTGTTGATACAAATCCATTTCAGGATATTTTGCTTCGTATTGACCTGCGTGTACTCCACACCTTCTTATGTCAGAGTGCGTAGGACAAGGTGGAGAACTCCAAATAAAATCATATTTTTTATAATGCTTAATTAAATATTCGTGTGCATCGCACACAATCACCTTATCTTTTGGATAAAATGTTTTATATGCATCTGCTATGTCTTTGTCATACTCTACTGATGTAATTTGGTATTTGTCTCCCCAGAGTTTTCTATTTCCACCAATACCTGCATATAGATTGAGAATTTTCATTTACTTTGTGTCATTTTATCTACTTGCTTTGCAATCTTGTCAACATCTTTATTTTTTAGAAAGTTTACTTTGTGTTTTATAAACTCTCTCTTTGCATCGTTGTTTAGGTCTTTGAGTTTGAGTGTGATGTCTAACAACCAATCTTGTATTTTAGTATTGTATTTTTTATGTGTTTCAAAGCTCTTGATTGAATGTAGTACTGTTGTATGATTGCCTGATCTACCTTTTTGTTTGAAAAGATTACCTATTTCTTGTAGTGTCATCTTTTCGTATTTGTATAATATAAACGATAGTAATGATCTTGCTTCTACTACTTCTCTTTTTCTTGTATTCTGGAATACATCTACCTTTGCTATTTTGTTTATTTCTTTTGCTATCTTATCTGCTTTACTCATAATATTCCTTCTATAATATAGTTATCTATGTCTT